AGATCGTGTCGTTCCAGTCCATGACTCCGTCACCCTCATAAGGGCGAAGGCTGTATCCGTGATCTTTCGCAATTTGGGCGATGGTGGCGATGGTCACAGGGTTGGGACTACTGCCGAAGGACGCCCACTTCCTCCGGCACTCACCGTCATGGTAACGGGGGTCGTTCCTGCTCCAGTTATCCCAGGTCGAGAGGGGTTCACCCTCGTTCTTTAAGGCGAGTCCGATCCGGAGCCATTCATCGTATGAGGTGTCGGATGCCGGAATAGCATCCAGAAGTCTTTCTATATCAGACATTGCTGTTCTCCTTTACATTTCCGGTCTGTATTCGGCAGGATGGATATTTCTCGGAACAAACCACCGATTAGCGGAAATGGTGGATATCATCCTGCTTGCCGCTTCAAACGACCATTCACCGACATGGAGGAAACCGTAACGCTCCAGAAGGCGTATCTGCTTGGGGGTAGACAGTCCGGCTTCCTGGCGGCTTATGAGTTTATCGATGAGCAGCTTTGCCATGCCTGCATTCTCCACGGTGTCTGGGAAAATGCCGCGCTTTTCAAGAAGGGCAAGCTGTGCGGCAGACGCAGGACCCATCTCCCAGGCAAATGCCGGAACATAGGAGGCGAGATCTTCGGCGGCAATGGACATGGCATACTGGAGCGGGTCGACAAGCCGTGCCTGCCGTTTCCGCATAACCTCAAGCTCTCGCGCAAGAGCGGCTTCGCGCTCGGCTACCACATCGCGCTCTGCCTGTTCCTCTTCTTCCAGAAGGTCATAGACCTCATCGTCCGCCATGAGCTTTTCATCGATACGCTTGGAGATATTCTCGTCTTTGCTGACAAGGGCGGAGGGGCGGCAGAGGTTGTGCTTTTCGGTCATCCACAGGAAGTCTAAAAGCAAAAGATGATCTTTTCCGGGGGAAAGCCGCATACCGCGACCTACCATCTGCTGATAGAGACTGCGGATTTTTGTGGGACGAAGGACTACTACACAGTCCACGGCCGGACAGTCCCACCCTTCGGTGAGAAGCATGGAATTGCAAAGCACATCGTATTTGCCTTTCTCAAAGTCTGCGAGAATCTCTGCTCTGTCTGTGCTGTTGCCGTTTACCTCGGCGGCACGAAAGCCTTCTGCTTTGAGGCGTTCGCAAAACTCCTGCGATGTTTTCACGAGCGGCAGGAACACCACGGTTTTTCTGCCCTGGCAGTACTTCCGCATTTCGGAGGCTATCTGCTTCAAGTAGGGTTCCAAAGCAGAGCCGATTTCCCCAACGGCATAGTCACCGTTTGCAATGCCGACAGAGCAGATATCCAGTTGCAGAGGGATCATCTGTGCCTTGACCGGGCAGAGGTAACCCTCCCGTATCGCCTGGGACATACTGTATTCGTAAGCCTTGCTGTCAAAAAAAGAGCCGAGGTTGCGCTGATCGCCTCTGTCCGGAGTAGCTGTTACGCCCAGAACATTGGCACGGGGAAAATAGTTCAGCACCTTCTGATAGCTGTCGGAAAGACAATGGTGAGCCTCGTCCACGATGATGTCGGTGAAATAATCCGAGGGGAATCTTGTGAGGCGCGTATCCCGGCAGAGCGTCTGTACAGAACCGACTGTCACGGGAATACTGCTGCCGATACCGCTGCTTTCGGCTTTTTCGAGAACGGAGGGAAGCTGACAGGCTTGCATCAACTTATCTGCCGCCTGTTCGAGAAGCTCACCCCGGTGGGCGAGGATCAAGGCGCGGTGTCCCTTGTCCACCTGCGTCTGTGCTATTTTTGAGAAGACGATTGTTTTGCCGCACCCCGTTGGAAGGACAAGGAGCGTCTTTCGATGCCCCTCGTCCCATTCCCGGAGAACTGCATCAACCGCCTCGTTCTGATACGGTCGCAGTTTCATCGGTTACCTCCGGATCAATCAAAAGGGAGTTCCTCATCATCGCTTACCTCCTGCCATCCGTTGCCCTGGGCAGTAGTAGCGGGGTGATAGTCCGTGAAGAACTTCTCCTCGTAGTCGAGGAAGTAATCGACATCGTTGGCGGTCTTTTCCTCGCCGTAACGGTTCACATAGGCACGGGGTTTGAGATGCGCTCTGCCGTGAGAGCCGAGGACGGCATTCCAGTCCATGACCAGACGCTCACCGTGCTTCTTCTGCCCAATGCAGCGGAAGAAGGAAGAAATGCGCCATTCGAGGGAGCGGTAAAGAATAAGGTCGAATTTAACATTTACGTTTTTGCCACCGTTGTCCACGGCGATGGTAATGGCGGCCTTGTTGCAGGGAGGGATCTTCGCCGAACCGGGGAAACGACCACGCTCAAAGCCGGTAACGGTGAAGTTGTAATCGCCCTCCTCAAGGGTCACGAATTCCTGGCCATCATTCTCAATGGCGTCATTCCAGTCCATGCACATTTCCTGTGCGTTGTTTCTGTTTTCGTAGTCCATGATGAAACCTCCGTGTTTCAATTACATATTTTTGATGGTGGTGACGATCTTTTCCCAATTGGGGAACACCCAACGGGTGAGAAAACTGTCCGGATAATCCGCTACAGCGGTATCAAGGGAGTAGTGACCCTTCGCGGAAACGAGCCGCTGAAGCTCGTTGTCCGAGATCTCTGCATCGGACATCATGCGGTTGAGTTTGGCGCGAGCGTCTTCAGCCGTGTTCGCCGCCGCGCTTCCGTAGAAAATGTGGCGAATGCTGTCAAAGCTCATATCCATCTCCGCCGGAAGCCCGTGGCGGTTCTTCGCATCCCAACAGGGGTGGTGCGAAGTATAGATGACACGCTTGCCGCCCTGCCCCTTGCTCTTGCCGCCTTCCTGGGAGACCACAAAGGTCTTGTAGTTGCAGAACAGGAGCATATCCGACCACTCCTTGATGAGCGGTGCGACCTGGCGGGTCAGTTTCATTTCCCAACGGTCATAGCTACCCATCTCATCGGGCTGCTCGAACTTACGCATCTTGGCATGAGCCGTGATGAGGACATTCATGTCCGCCGCGATGACCTTGTCGCAGGCGGCAAGGAAACGGGAGAACTCCTCGGAGATGTAGGTGTAGCCTTTGCCGTAGCCGAATTCTTCGATACCGGACTTCTTGTATTTGGAGCAGATGTCCTTGATGCAGAGCTGCTCCGCCCAGTCAGCGGTGTCGATTACGAGCGTTCCGCAAACGCCGGAATTCTTGGAAACCTCCTCAACGAGAGCCACGAGACCGTCCCAGGTGTCCGGCATGGCAAGACGGTTGATGTCCATGTGGGCGGTGCCGCCCTCGGTGTCGATGAAGAGGGGCTTGGGGAATGCGGACGCGAAGGTGGTCTTGCCGATGCCTTCTGATCCGTAAACAACGATTTTCTGTGCGCGGCTGACCTTGCCGCTTGTAATATTCAGCATTTCTCTTCCTCCAGTTATTTCAGTGAGCAGGACTTATCCTGCACAAGGGCGAGACCGGGAATCTTTTCTCCGGCTGCGAGGAGCTTTTTAACCTCCGTCTTGCTTACCTCCGGCTCCGGGGTACGATAGCAATCGGTGTGCTTATGACGCTTCAGCCAGTTGATGGCTTTCATTCCATCAAGCACGTCCACCCGTGTCGTGGCGCGGTAGTTAACAGTTGCCACACCGCAGTCGGTTTTCTGTCCGGCACACTCCCGGTCGAGTATCTGCATCAGCCGATCCTCCTTGCGCTCCAGAAGGGTGCGCCGATCTTTGATGCGCTTTTCCTCGTTTTTCAGAGCGGTAACATCGGATCGGATGTTCAAGACCATCTTGGCGAGGTATTCCAAAATGTCCGACCGCTTCATTGTCAGCGCATTCAACTGCTCCAAGATCTCATCGCAATTATCCGGGATCTCTCCGGTCTCCGGATCGGGTTCGATGAGGAGCAGCAGACGCTGAATTTCCTGGTTGACTTCATACAGTTTCATGTCGCATTCCTCCGTTATGTTTGTTGCGGTCGGTACACACCGTAGTACCGCCCTTTCTGCCGGTAAGCATTTCGAGCTTTACGGCAAGCCTCATAGCCACAGTGCTGATGGAAGTCAGAACATCGATCAGCTCTGCGTCAGCGTTTGTGGTCTTCTTCCTGGTAGTCACTTCGTCTCACCTCCGGTGAAAAACAGTCTCGCTTGCGCTTTTCACTGCGTAATGGACATGACAGAGCGTTTTTGACGAAGCGAGAGGAGTTTTTTTAGAAATAATTCGGAAACTCTTCTGACAGCACCTTCGCGGCTTTTTTGATTCGCGAGAGGAACGTGCTTCTGGGAATGCCGAGAGCTGTCGAGATGGCACTGTCTGTCAACCCGCTCATCCGCAGTTCACCGATTTCTTTCGCCTCCGGCATGATTTCGGCAAGCCGGATCAAAAGCTGTGACAGCTCGTCCTGGTCGCTAATGATGCTTTCAATAAGCGGCGCATTATCTTCCAGACAGTCGGCGAAGGTAGTGACCCCGTCATCGCCGCCGATAGGCTTGTCCAGGGAAACACTGTCACCTTCGCTGTGATGAGGGCACGACCAGCAGTCCATATCGCAGAGCAGACGCTCACTTGGAGGGCAGACACAACGGGAGTGCCGCTGTTGCTTTTTTCGATATGCGTTGATGTCGCGGTAGTAGTCGTCAAATTCCTGCTTGGTGGCAGGTATCCGTTCTTTCGTTCCACGGATGCAGATGTAGTACTGGTTTTCGCTGTTATTCATTTTTGTGTCCTTTCCGCTGAGTGCGGAGGCACGAAGGACACAGAAAAAGCCTGAGTATACGGAGAGCAACAGCTTCTGCAAAATGGGTGCAGAAAACCGAGGGTACCGATAATCCTTTTCTAAAAATTGAAAAGTGCTTTATCTGTATCCTTCGCCCTGATGTACACTCAGGCTTCAGATTTATTTTTAGGTAGAAACGAAAAAAGGCCGGGCATTGTCCGGCAGAAGGATATTATTATCCCTTGCCAATCAATGCCCGGCCATTTGGTGGTACTCTCTTGGGTTGCCCCAAGCCCCTTTGCACGGTGTCTTACTTGATCTTATGAAAGACCATCTAAATTGTAATCGCTGCGATTATGCTTTTGCTTTTCGGAAATACAGCTTCCTGCGAAGTGCCAGATTTACGGTGTTTTCTTCACCGCATTTCGGGCACTTGATTTTCACATACCCGGACGCAGGCGAAACTTTGTCAAAGAGGCGTCTGCCGCACTTCTTGCAGTTCTTGCTGATCCGAATGGTTTCTTTATCATCCAAGTTCATTTTCCTCCATATAAACGTTCAACATTTCATAAGGGTTTTTGAGGTATTCCCGGTCTAACAGTCCGAGGTTCTTCAACCGGATTGCCAATGCCTGTTTTGACACACCCATCCCGTCTGCCATAGCGCAGAACTTCTTGTAGGTTCCGTCCCCAATGAGCCTGTTTAAAATCGCTATTCTTTCCGGCAGATCGAAAAGTATCATATTCTTTTTCACAAGCTCCTCCGGCATCAGTACGGCAGAGGTTACCCAATCGACAAGTCTTTCCTGATGCGCCTCATCGCCCCTGTATCTGCCATCAAGTCTGTAATGCAGAATCCTTCTTGACGCGATTTCACTGCCAAATTCCTGCGGATATAGGAGGTGAAGAATGTGGTGGCAGACTTCATGCGTTTTTGTGAAATTACAGCGTCCGACCTTTTCTTCATCGTTCTGTAAGTCTTCTTCGATAAGCATGGTTTTTCCGTCAAGCACATAGAACTCCTCGAAGGGGCTATCAAAGACCTCAACACCGTCACCCTCCTCAAAGGCTGTAAGACCCAGGGTGAGGCGGTCTCTCGACAGATGTCGGTAATCGAAGGACAGACCGAGGAAATCTGCCAACTGCTCCGGAATAACACGCTCCGGCATCTCCGAATATCCTGCGGTTTTCTTATACGCCTTATAGACCCGCCGGGAAATGTATTCGATTTCAGCCTGGGAATAGAATCTCATCTTAAACCCCTTTACAGGTAGATACCGCCATGTGCAACGGAGGAATGATTCTTACCGACAGCTCCGGTTTTTCACTGGCTTCGGCGGTCCGACTGGTGGTGCTGCAGAAAATGCATTCCATCCATCCGTTTGTCTCTTCAAGGTACACGCTCCGGTTGAGTTTGCCGCAATACGGACACCGAACATCATAAGTTTTCATCCTGTCACCTCATTCCGAGAGCAGTTTTTCAAGCTGCTCATCTATTCTTTCTATGTCACGCTGCATCCGAGCTATAGCTTGTTGCTTCAGCTTTTTTGATGCCACAAGCTCCCGGATAACGGGGACACTC